CTTATTGTAGTGTCAAGAATTTTTCGTATATTTGCATTGACAAACCACTTGCGCCATACTTGCGCAGGAAAAATAAGGTAACTCAAAATATTGTATAACAGTTACTTGGAGAGGCTCACGCTACTGCTGGAAAGCGTGTAACGGTCAAAAGCCGTTCCCGAGTTCGAATCTCGGTCGCTCCGCTAAACAACTCATTGGCTATCAGACTTATATATTTGACGGTCAATGAGTTTTATTTTATTAGAGTGGCCCTCTATCTGTTAAAAAAAAGCCCGCCGACGTTTCAAAGTGTCTCGCAAAGTTGCCACATGTTTCAAAAATTTAAGTGGTAAACAAGCCGCTCACAAGCTGCTCACAAGCGGGAAAATTTAATTATGATTACCACTCGTTTTTACCTCGACAGCCGCGGCAGTGCCCCCGGCTCGCCCGCGCCACTTAAGCTCGTAATCACAAAAAACGGTGTGCGCGCACTCATCCCCCTACACATCTCGCTGCTACCCTCCCAATGGGATGCCAGACGTCAAATCGTAATCGGCCATCCACGCAGGGAGCAGTTTAACTCCCTAATTATAGGGCACAAGTTGTCGGCGGACACAGTTTTATTCCGTCTGGAGTCGTCCGGTGAATTGCTCGGACTCCGAGCATGCGAAATCAAGCACCGAGTTGTCGCTGAACTCTTCCCTGATGACGCCCCCGTCATACCCCGACTCACATTTGTATCACACTTCCAAACATTTGTTGCCCGCCACTCCGCGGGCACTCAACGGGTGTATAATGCGACTCTCTCGCGTATGCGCGCGTATCTACCTGAAAAAGCAGATATGTTAACATTTGAGGAAATTGACGTTGCGTGGTTACGAAAATTTGACGCGTTCCTCGCTGAGACCTCCCCTGCGCGCAATGCCCGCAACATCCACTTCCGCAATATCCGCGCCGTATTCAATGATGCCATCACTGAGGAACTGATAACTTGCTATCCGTTCCGTAAATTCAAAATCACACCCGAGCGCACACGCAAACGCGCGCTGACAGTTGAACAACTCAGGACGTTGTTCTCTGCTGAAGTGGCCCCGCATGAGCGGCGCTATCTCGACTGCTTCAAACTGATATTCATGCTCGTCGGCATTAATATCGTAGACCTTTGTCGCCTACGTACAATCTCTGACGACGGGCGTATTGAATATGTCAGGGCTAAAACGCACCGGTCGTACTCAATAAAGGTCGAACCCGAATGCGCCGAGTTACTCGCTCAATATAGGGGCAAGTCATGGCTACTTACCTACCTCGACAACAGTGATAACTATCGGTCGTTTTACTCGCTACTCTGTAAAACTCTTCGGGACCTCGGTAAGCGTTTAAAACTCCCCGGACTCTCGACGTACTGGGCGCGGCACACGTGGGCGACGGTCGCGGCATATCTGGACATACCTAAAGAGACTATTGCCGCGGCTCTGGGGCACGGTGGCAATACGGTCACGGACATATACATCGACTTCGACATGCGCAAAGTCGATGAGGCAAACAGACGCGTACTCGACTGGGTGCTGTACAGCAAAAAGTAGACGACATGCCCCGACGGTGCGATACCGTCGGGGCCATGTATTTTTGATGCAGGTTTATCCGGGTCTATTGATGTCACCGCCACCTGCGGCGCAGCCACCATACGGCGGCGCATATGCCTATGGCGCACAGCACTATGGCATAGCCGCCATAGTCGACCTTGGTGCGCTGCCACCGCGTCAGCGGCGTCTCGACAGGGTACGGCACCGGGACGCGCGTGCGGATGGTGTCGGTTGTGACAACGCGGATGGTGTCATGCACCTCGACGCGGCGCACGCGGCTGTCGCGGTCGTAGATACGCACGGTGTCGCCGCTGACGTATACATACCGCTCGGTGTGTACGGTGTCGGTACGCAGCTGTATTACAGTACGCACGCTGTCACGCTCGCGGGCGGCGTCGCGTGTGGCGGTAACAGTCTCCGGCGTCGTGGTGTGCCGCGAACAGCCGGCGCACGCGGCAATTATGAAAAACAGCAGCAGCCACGCCACGACGATGGCGGCGACGGTCGCGGTAAAGGCTTTCATCATCTCTTTCATGGCGGCCTATATCTTTATGTCTGACGGTAATATCTGACGGCGGTTGCGCGGGCCGAATGATATATGCACCCAGTCGGGACCGGTGGCGTCACCTTTCTCCCATATCATCTGGTCGAACGGCAGATCGAGCGTCAGCACTAAGCGCATGAGCGCCCGGTTGTCGGCTCGCCGTCCCGTCGCGGCCCGGATGTCGGCGGCCTCGCCCGCCATATGCTGTGAGTTGGCGGCGCCTCTGACGGCGCGGTTCAGCGCCGGGCACCGATAGCCCGACGTCACGATTATGGGGTGTCCCCACGCCTCGCGCAGCGGGTCGAGGACACGGTCTACGAGTGCGGTGATACGGCGGCGCACATCCTCGGGCGCCCGGTTGTCGATGCCGCGGGCGGCGGCGGTGGCCGAGCGCTCGAACTCGGCGATTGTAAAATGCTTCATCGTTCGTTATCTTTAAGTTCTTTAAGGTCTATGTCAAAGTGCCGCGAGGTCTTGTCGACGAGGATACGCCGTGCGACTCTCGCCCACCGCGCCCCGTTGCACGAGCTTTCGTTCTCGAGTATCGACCACAGTTGCCAGAAGCATATCGCGCCGGCGGCTATCTTGGTCAGGTCTACGGGCAGCCCGTCCGTGATATGGCGCTGTATCATGAAGGACATGATGATGAGCGCCCACGCCTTTCCTATCGTCAGCGGCACCTCTCCGAAGTGATGGCTCTTGAACTTGCTCCCGTCGTCGCTGACACGCTCGGGATATGCCTTGCGCGCCCGACGCGACAGCGACCACGCCGTGTAGCAGTCGGCAAGTATCATCACGGTACAGATGAATATGTATGGCAGCGCGGGTTCCAGAACGGCCAGCGCCGCCCCGGCGGCGGTGAATATCCACCGCAACACCTCTGAGAGATATTGATTCGGGTGCATGGCTTACATTGTTAGGTGGTTCTGCTCTGATTGCTGACGGGCTGCGGTTTTGCACTCCTCGGCGTAGGTGTTGTAGGCGGCGAACTCGTCAGGCTTGGTGTCGCGCTGGCGCAGGACGGCAAGCTCCTGTGACAGGGTGTAGCGTGCGCGTATGCGGCGCTCGACGTCGGCCTCGTAGGCTGTCTCGGCTTCCGTGGCGGCGCACTCGGCGGCGTAGACTTCGGGGTCTACTTCCTCATACTCGTCGGGCGAGGCGCCGGCGGGGCATGTCATGGCGCCGTGCGGCTCGTCGTCGCTGCCGCGGCGGCGTACTTTCAGTCCTGCGGTCGATGTAACCGAACGGTTTACAATCTGTATCATAATGTCTGTGATGGTTAAATGTCGGTTAATGGTTAATACTCTGTCGGTGATGTCGGCGCGTGGCGCCCGGTCAGGGTGTTGCGAACACGATATTTTTTGCCTCGGCGGCGGCGATGAGCGCGTGCCACTCCTCATTGGTCTCGTCGGTCAGTTTGGCGTATACGTCAGGGTGGACGGTGACGGTGATAGACGCTGTATTTGCTGCATTCTTTATCATGTAGTCTATCGAGTCAAACGATAGCAGTGGACTTTGGCCAAATCGTATGGAGCGCGACAATTTAGAAAGTCTGACATCTTCCAATACTCTGCAAAGGCTGAAAGCAGAATCTAAGCCTTTAGTGTCAGATGAGAGCGTGATGGTGCCGATGATGCTTCGCAATCTATAACAAGAATTAAACGCAGCGGACATATCTTTACAATACGTATATGGCCCTTGATTTATCTTAATCACCTCGATTGTCTCGCAATTTTGTGCGAAACACAGTAAAGAATAACTTAATGATAGTGGAGTATTTAAAGAGAGCGCAGTCCTAATATTTAGTTTTTGATTGGATAAATAAGGACCGCCGGCATTGATTTTTGGCCACTTCGACACATCAAGTATACGCAGCGCTTCGGCGTAGCCAATATCCTTGATACCGTTAAGCTCGAAATAACCTGTGGACTCGTTGTAACAACCGTCAGTTCCCGCTGCCGTGTTCCACATGTCGATGAACAGCTGTGGCGGGCGCACGAAGGCCGCGTCAGCCTCTTCGAGACGCTGGCGCTCGGCGGCGGTGACTTCGCGGAAATCCGCGACCGTCTCGCCCGCGGCCAATGGCCGTGCCGTCGCGAATGTGTGGAAGTTTGTCGGGTACGACTCGGTGATGTACCCCCCCCCATCTGTGTAAATCTCTATCAGTGAGGGTGTTATATTACGTGTCTGTATCATATGTTTAAAGTGTTGGTT